TTGTGCTGTCTAGTGTGCCGTTTCTAGTCAAAACTTTCAACAAGCCGTTAGCTAAAGTGTCAGATTTGGGTATCATGACAGAGCTTTTGAGTGGTTTGAGAGGATCTGATTGGCGGCGCATTGCAGGCATTTGTGTGGGGTGGTCATTGGTTTTGAGCATGAGGTGGTTAGGTGTGTACCGACCGGCAAGTGTGTTTCAGAACGTGATCATTGCAATCTCAGGAGTTTCGGCAGGAGTTTGTACGTATGTTGGTGGAAAAGTATTTTTAACCTCATGTGTTATTTCTCTTGCAGTTGCTATACCTGTCATCAACCGAGTGATGTTGCCTTACTACCATAGTAAGTCCAGATTTTCTGGGCTGACAGGTGGATGGAACTTGGTTGATGCATGGTTGGGTCCACTAAAGTGGCTGTTGGACCCGATCCGAGAGGATCGTCTCAATGTTGATTTGGCGTGGGCTCCAGTAGCTATCATGCCAGCTGCTGTGCCTTTCGTGGTGGATCGGGCTGGAAATGCCCTCCATAACGTGGCCAGCAGATTTATCACATCAGTGAGACAAGAAAGATTTGGGTTCAGATCATGGCTTGTAGGATTGCCCTCTGATTATGTTGATTCTACTGGTAGAGATGTATATTTGGTGCCACAAATCAACAGCCCGGTCATGCTGCCCCATTCGATAACTCAAGAAGTGTACACCAAGATTTTTTGTGTGCGTGGTTTCATATCCGCCAGCACTCTTTCTTCCAGTCAGGGGTCTGTTAGTAACCTGATGAGTGACATTTCCGTTGGAGCGTGTAGTCATGTGAATTCCATGAACATAGTGCTTGTTGCATCATGGTATTGGAATTCTGCCAACTATATGAGATATCATGCGCGAGGACTTGAGTTCCGGGAGCGTTGTGTGAAGAAAGAGGATTACACTGCAGCAATTTGTGTTTCTGTATTTGTGGTCTGTCGCGCTTTGTTCCAATCCTCGATTATCAAGTTCTTGTCGCGGTGGTCAATTTTTACCCACCGAACACCCTCCCCGGCATTTGCTGCATCATCATTTCAGCAGCTTTGCAATCCACTTGCAGAATTGTCACCAAATCAGCGTGATGTTTATGACGTTCTCGTCAGAGATCATGCTGTTGACATAGTTGCAGTTTGTGTCGTCTCACCGCTCATGGAAGAGATGATACGAACGGTTTCACCCCTTTTTGCTGGCATTGGCTTAGGCATTTATGAAGGTATAGCGTTTGGATCGCCCTTCAATTTTGCATTCCACCTCACACTGTCCCTGGTGGAGCATTTTGCCAAGCGCACCTTCTTATTTCGATTTATGGTGCATTGGTTGTGGAACAGGTGGATCATCCGGGCTTCATTGTTGTATGGAGCTTTGGTGATTGATTGCAAAGATTACCCAGGCACAGCAGTTGAACAAATATGGAGATATGAGGATCTTTATCCCAACTCCATGCCAGGCCTTATGGGCTGGCAGGCTTTGTACCAGAGCGATAAACTGTTTGTGCCTCGTCTTGCTTCTTCTTTGGTCGTTTCGACAGGAATGGCCATTGGATTGATGGTGATGCGAAAAATTCCTTATCCAGGCAAAAGAAATGACACTGTTAGAGAAAATGAGTCAACGTGGCGTGATTTACCACAGTATGATTGTGTTGACAGTGACATCGCCATGCCTCCCATTTTAAATGGAAGAATTGTTAGTCCAAGTAGGTTTAGGCAAATTTATGACCGAAAGGACACACTTTACAAAGTGGCAATTGGTGATGATGATTTTCGACCGATTGCGTTCGGCAACACTCTGAACAATCAGTATCAAGCTGTGCAAGCTCGTATTCTGAAGCCCCCTCCTCCAATCACGTTGATGGAATTGGGCATGTTCAGATTGTGGTGCAACGCCAATTTTGACGTGATATTCCCACGGCTCTTCGAGAAGGTTGAGCCGTGTGAGTGGTCTGATTTCATCAAGAGCTGTGGTAGTACACCATCGGTTCGTCGAGGCTATCAACAGGCCTGTGCTCGTATGAGCCGGGATGGGATAACTAGCAATTCTCGGCTCACAATGAAAGAGGTGAAAAAGTGGACTGTTCGTAGTTCGTTTGTGAAGGTGGAGACTCTGCCTTACACATCACCTTATGGAGTCTTGAGAAAAGCGCCTCGACTCATTCAAGGCATGTCCTCTGAGGTTGGATATCTGGTCGGCCCTTTCATTATGGCTGTTCAGAGGCATGTGTGTGCTTGGATGAAAACTCAAAAGGTGATTCTGTTTGCCAGTGGTTTTTCTAATGTTGAAGTTGCGAACTTTCTGCGTGTAGATGAGATGAGAAGTTATCTCGAAAATGACGTTTCTGCTTGGGACGTCAGCATGCGTGAGCCGCACTTTGATGTGGAGATTGACTTTCTGCTTCGGTTCCATCCACCTCGGGCTGTCAGACAAATATTGGAAATGAACTCAAAAAGGTGCTCTGGCAGGACAACAGGAGGTCTCAAGTACTCGCTCACTCGAGCTTGGAAGGCAATGAGATTTTCTGGTGATTTTACCACGGCACTAATGAACAGTATCATGAACATTTTGATCCATCTTAGAGGGTTTGCGCGTATTTACGGCTTAACCGTACCTCAGATAATGGACAGAGTTGTCACAGTTGCGTTGGGAGATGATAATGCTGTCTCCACCACATTGGATGCCCGGCCAGGCTGGGTCAATCATTTCTCTGATTATGGAATGAAGACTGATGTTGTTTGGAGAAGCAAACCGTGGGACTTACAGTTTTGCTCAATGCGTATGATGCCATGTGCAGAAGGTTGGGCTTTTGTTCCTAAAGCAGGACGGGTCGCTTCCAAAATCGGATACATGGTTAATCCCCCAGTTTCTTTGGCGCAGCATAAACAAATTGTCAGAGGAACAGCACTGTCCCTCCTCCCCTTTTGTACTTGCAGTCCTCCATTGGTTTCTTACTTCAATAGAATATTGAGTTTGACTCTAGGTGTGCAGGCTGTTCTAGTTAAAGAGGAACCATGGAGGATGGTGGCTCAACACACAACACCCAATCAACTCACCCAAGACTGTTTTAATTATCAGTATAGGTGGGGAGATCGGCTCCAGGAAATCCTCGATGAGGATCTAAACAAATGCTCATTATTTAGTGGGCATCCTGGAGTGGCATTTCAGCATCTTTGTCTTATTGACACAGATGGGCCAGTGTTAATGCGTCCTTAAGAGGGCGCTCTTTGTAGCAACGTGGTGGGGAAAAATTGTGAAACCCCCAC